ACTCTGTACAGAGAGAACATTCTCAGAAGTTGACCGCATTAACGTTAAGGGAAAATCCGAAAAGGTTACTATCTACACTCCAATTGCATGAGCAGTATACTGATTTGCAAATGACAACATTCGTTGCACTGCAATTCTTAGATATCTATACAACTTATCGTGGTCTTAAATATGATTGCGTTTGGGAAATGAATCCTATCTTGGGTGATAAACCATCGGTAGGGAACATGATGTTAACTAAGACAGCAATATTAGCTCCCGCTATTCAATCAGATATTGACAACGAAAGACTTACTAAAAATGTGATGAGTCAAATGAATATGTGGATGGGATTGGTCATACTAAACAACTGGGACACAGTCCAAAGCGCAGAACAAAATTGTAATAAAAGGAAATAGATGACCTTTCAACAAGCACTAGACCAACTGCTAGAACAAGAAAAGATAGTAGAATACCAATCTCTCACATCTGATAAGGTTCATGTAAGACATTGTACCGTTCCTCGCAAGTTTCAATCTCAGGGAGACAAGATAGTTGTGTGGGATATAGAAGATGAAGCATATCACGATATTGAAATTAATACAATTATTTCAATAAAACCTCTTGAAATTTTATAGTTTAGCATTATATAATATATAAATACTAACGCAATGCTCATAAGAGGTTGCGTATTTTAAACTTGCTTAATAAAGGAGAAACTATGACTATCTATGACGATGTCTTTGGGAAATCATTCCCATTCGCAATAGGGTTCGACAGAACTCTTCAACTATTAAATCGTGCGGATACACTGCATGATTCAACCAATTACCCACCTTACAATATCGTAAAGCATGATGCTGAAAATTTCAGTGTTGAACTTGCGGTTGCTGGATTTGATAAGAAAGATATTTCTATCACTAAAGAGAAAGAAGTATTGTTAATCGAAGGTTCAGTAGACAAAGGTGATGAACTAGAGTATGTCCACAAAGGACTTGCTTCACGTTCTTTCAAGAGAAGTTTCACATTAGCAGATGACCTCGTAGTCAAAGGTGCTAGTATGGACAAAGGTATCTTGAGTGTTAATTTGGAGAGAATAGTCCCCGAAGAAGACAAACCTCAAGAAATCAAAATTTCTTAATAAAACCCTCTTTACAGACATGCGTACATTCCGTATAATGTATACATGTCTGTAATTTTATCTAAATCTGATTCGCTATATGCGTCACAAATCTTCATAGATTACTATGCTGGTTTTGACCGTATTGACGATTACCTAAGAAAAGTTAAACTTGAACGCATCGAACAGATGCCTTCGTCATTGCCTGGCATGGGGCCAGAGGATGACATGTTCAGTGACTTCACAATGCATCCCCATGAAATGGACTTTGAGGTTAGAGTATTATCAAATGAATTGTTTGATAACTACATTGAGATAGTTACGTCTCACGCACTAGAGAAGTCAATTCCAGGCAAGACTTTGAAATGGGTGGTGTACGAAAAGAATACAAACAAAATTGTCGGTTTCATAAGATTCGGTTCACCTACAATCAATTCTAAACCTAGAAATGAAATGCTTGGTAGACCTCTTGATACCATGAACAAAGAAATAATGAAGAGGTTTAATGACAGTGTTATTATGGGTTTTACTATTGTACCTACTCAGCCATTTGGATACAATTATCTTGGCGGTAAACTACTTGCATCTATATGTTGCTCACACAAAGCACGTAGAGACCTGAACAAAAAATACAAAGGAACATTCTGTGGTTTTGAAACTACATCTTTATATGGTTCATCTAAATCATCATCACAATATGATGGTATGAAACCATTCTTAAGATTCAAAGGACTAACTGATTCTGATTTTGTGCCTGCAATCAATGATGAAAAGTTTAGAGACCTCAAGTTTTGGTTTGAAACTAGAAACAACGGTAAACCATTAGTGCATGAAGATGCTTCATCTAGAAAAATGAAGACACAACAAAAGATGATTTCCATCATAAAACATTCACTAAATACTCATGACAAAGAAAAGTTAGCAGAGTTTCAACAATGTTTTATCGATGCGAAAGCATTGACTGAAAGAAAGAGACAATACTTTTCCAATTATGGTTATGAGAACGTGGTCGATTATCTAAACCTAGAAACAGACGAATTAAAGAAAGCACCAAACTATGACCGATATGAATTTGAGGGTGTAGTAGAATGGTGGAAAAAACTCGCTGGTAAAAGGTACGATAAATTAAAGTCAGAAAACAGACTCAGAACCGAACTAGAAACATGGAATGTCAATGCAGATGATATTGACATCATCCGATAAGTTAAGCGGAGTTGGTATAAGAGCATTACGCCAGTTTACCAAACTGGAAATGAAGGTGCGATTCCTTCACTCCGCTCCAGTTTAAATATGAGTAGAAATATACCTATTACAGCAGTTGACCAACATGACTTTCTTGAACATAGAAGGGAACAAGAACAAAAGCATTGGAGAAAACAAGGGGATGAACTCTCACCACTCGATTCGATACTCACGATTGAAGTCAATACTACTGAGTTGTGTAATCGTACATGCGTCTTTTGCCCGAGACATGACCCAGCAGTTTTTCCCAACAGGCAACTCCACCTTACAGTTAAGGGTGCTACGACCATTGCGGAAGAACTAGGGGAAAATCAATACAACGGGAAGATATCGTTTAGTGGTTTTGGTGAGAACTTATTGAATCCAAACTTTGTAGAGATTATAAAAGAGTTTAGAGTTAACTTACCACAAGCTACAATAGAGTGTAATACTAATGGTGACAAACTAACACCTGATTACATTAGAAGATTATACAGAGCGGGATTAGATTTACTTTATATCAATCTTTATGATGGTATAGAACAAATGGAACACTTCGATAAGATGATGTCAGAAGTCAGAGTCAAAGAAGACCAATACAAATATAGAATGCATTGGGGTGACTTTGAAAAGCATGGACTGATTCTTAACAATAGAAGTGGGGTGATGGACTGGGTAGGGATAGAAGAAACAGACATTTCATCTTTAAAAGGTAAACCATGCCATTACCCCTTTTATAAAATGTTCGTTGATTGGAATGGTGATGTACTGTTCTGTTCAAACGACTGGGGTAGAGAACACGTAGTAGGGAATTTACTACAGCAATCATTACACGATGTATGGTTCTCTAAACCCATGACAAAAATACGTAAAAGGTTAATGAAAGGAGATAGAAGTCATTCACCATGTAATAAATGTAGTGTAGACGGTTCACTGTTTGGAAAACCGTCCTTTGATTTGGTAAAAGAATATTATGAGAGTAGCAATAACAGGAAGTAGTGGTTTAGCAAAAACTATCATTGATACACTAGAAGCGACACCCGCTGATGGTAAAGTGATACAGGTTTTTTCTAACCGCATAGAAGACATCATCACCAATGGGGAAAACTGGTGGGGATGGGAGTATGACGTTCTGATTAATTTTGCACATGATGACTTTGAACAGACAAAGATTTTAGAATTAGCTCATAATGCGTGGAAAGATGATGAGAGTAAATACATTATTAACTTTTCATCAAGAGCAGCTCAACCAAACATATCTAAAGGATATCTTTATGCAGCTGCCAAAGCATCCTTAAATCATCTTGCAAATAACTATCAATATAATTCGGATAAAAAATACAAGATGACTACACTGTGTTTGGGATTACTAAACTCACCAATGCCTAGTGTATCAAGACAAGAGGTTGCTGGACTTGTACACAAACTTATTACAAGTTATCCTGACCTTGAAGTTGCAGAGTTAACACTTCAAGCTCATCATAACTATCAGGGAGTACAGTTATTGAAATCTCTTCAAAGAGGAGAAATACATTGAGTCTAATTGGAGAAGTTTATAGGATTGTAGAAAGTCCTAATCAAGCGGATGATGAACATTACGCACTGGAAATCATTAAAGGTGAATTTGAGGGTGTTGTTTATCAATATGGAAAGGTCGAATTTGTTGAAGGTAAACCTGAGTTAAATTTCCAAAGAACTATTAGAAGAGTGCCAGAGGGAATGGACTTATCGGATTTAGAACAAGATGATGACCTAAATAATCTGATGGGAGATATCCTAGTGGAACTCCTAGAAGAACAAGTTGCTAGAAGCGAGGGAAAAAAATGAATCTAGAAAGATGCAAAGAAGCGATTAAGAGGCACGAAGGTGAAGTGCTAGAAATTTATATTGACTCATTGGGTTTTAAAACTTTGGGTGTTGGACATTTGTGTCAACCTCAAGACCCTGAGTACGATTGGGAAGTAGGAACTGCAGTATCACAAGAAGTTGTAGATGCGTATTATGATTCTGACTTTGACAAACATTTGGATGAAGCAATCCATGTTGTTGGTCAAGATGTTTGGAATACATTGCCAGGCGACATTCAAGAAGTCTTGGTAAACATGTGCTTCAACTTAGGTGGAACACGCTTAGCTAAATTCAGAAATATGTTAAGTGCTGTAGAGTCTCATGACTGGAATAGAATGGCAATCGAAATGGAAGATAGCCGTTGGTTTAAACAAGTAGGAAGACGTTCAGTCGAACTACAAGAAATAGTAAGAAACGTATGATAGATTTTCAAAATAGAGTATTAACTGCTTTAGTTCAACAAGCAGATGCGATGATTTTAAAACACAAAATCAATGTGGAAGTTCTCACAAAGAACGCAAGTGGTGTAGCAGAACATCCTGACTTGATGAAGACAGTTGAAGATGAGTTAAGTCAAATCGCACACTGGAAAGATATAAAAGAAGTCGCAATCAGCGAATTTGACTTTGAATCCAAAAAGAATCTTGTAGAATAATCCTTTCTGTAGTATACTTACAGTATGGATTTTTACACTAATGTAGCAAGAACACGTGACAAAATACTGGTAACTGGTTACCAAGGCAACAAGAAGGTAAAAGTTCAAGTTGCGTACAGACCAAACCATTACGTCAAATCTAAAAAGGGACAAACCGCTTATAGGTCACTGGATGGACAACCACTTGAGGTTGTTAATCTAAACTCTATGGGTGGTGCCCGTAAATTCAGAGAACAATACGAACAGGTAGAAGGTTTTGATATCCATGGATATGACCGCTATGTCTATACGTACATAGCAGATAAGTTCCAAGGTACAATCGAACCGAATACTAAATTGATTCGTATTGCCTCTCTTGATATTGAGTGTGAATGTGAAGATGGATTCCCTGACCCGATGAAGGCGAAGGAGAAGGTCAACGCAATCACAATCAAACCTTTCGGTAAAAACTCAGTCACGTTTGGAATCGGCCCTTGGGACGCACCTGACAACGTAGACTATGTTGATTGTCAAGATGAAGCATTCTTACTCGAAGCATTCCTTAAGTATTGGGATAAAGAATCATTTGATATCATTACAGGTTGGAATGTAAACTCATTTGATATCACATATCTTTGTAACCGATATGATAGATTGTTTGGTGATGGATACCATAAGAAACTATCGCCTTGGAGAATGTCAGACGTAAGAGAATTCACGCAGTATGGATATCAAAAGAATCAAGTATTCACACTCTATGGTGTGAACGTGCTTGACTATCTAGAACTCTATAGAAAAAATACATTCGTCAAGCAAGAGAGTTACAAACTCGACCACATTGCTCATGTTGAGTTGGGTAGAGGTAAACTTGACTATTCTGAATACGGTTCTCTTCACACATTGTATAGAACTAACTATCCGTTGTTCTTAGAATACAACGTGCGTGACGTAGAACTGATTGAAGAACTGGAAGACAAACTAGGTTTCATTGAACTAATTCAATCCATGGCTTATACCGCCAAGTGTAACTACGCAGATACATTTGGAATGGTGAAGTATTGGGAAACCATTATCTACAACTTCCTCAAAGAACAGGGAATCCAAACACCCCCACAAAAATTACGTGGTCAAGATAAGACTAGCAAGATTGAAGGTGCTTATGTCAAAGAACCACTAGTGGGTGGTCATGACTGGGTGGTATCATTTGACTTGAACTCACTGTATCCACATATCATTATGCAGTACAATATCAGTCCTGAAAAAATGATTAAAGGAAAGATTGATACTTCCGTAGAAAAATTACTTAATGGTAAACATGTCATCAAAGGTGAGTATGCTACAACACCAAATGGTGCACAATTCAAAAAAGACAAACAAGGTTTTCTTCCTGAACTTATGGAACAGTTTTATGATGAACGTAAGTTGTGGAAGAAAAAGATGATTGAGTATCANNTAAGAGAAAACGTGAACTTGATACATTAATCAAACGTGCATATAATAACCAACAGGTTAGAAAGATTGCACTCAACTCCGCTTATGGTGCGCTTGCAAACCAATGGTTTGCCTTCTTTAGTGTTGACCTCGCAGAAGCGATTACCACAAGCGGACAGTTGATTATTCAATGGGGTGAGAAGACAATCAATGATTGGTTGAATCAAGTTCTTAAGACAGAAGACAAAGACTATGTGATTGCAATCGATACTGATTCATTGTATATTACTCTTGATGATTTAGTCAAACAAGTCTTCCCCGAAGATACACCGAAGGCAAAAATTATTGACTTCATTAATACTATCGCAGAGGATACTATCGAACCTGTACTNNCTATTGAACCCGTACTTGCAAAAGGATATGACAAACTTGCAAAAGATACAAATGCATTCCAACAGAAGATGCAGATGGGACGTGAGGTAATTGCAGATAGAGGTATATGGACTGCTAAGAAAAGATACATTCTAAACGTACATGATAACGAAGGTGTACGATTGAATGAACCTAAACTTAAGATGATGGGTATTGAAACTGCTAAGTCATCTACACCACAATGGGTCAGACAAAAACTTACCGATGCATTTGGTGTTGTCATGAACGGAACAGAACAAGATTTGTGGAAGTTCGTAGAAGAAGCACGAAGAGACTTTAGAACGCTACCGCCTGAGGAAGTTGCATTCCCTAGAGGTTGTCGTGGTCTTAGACAATACTCGGATAGAACAACTATCTACAGTAAAGGAACACCGATACACGTTAGAGGTGCTTTGCTTTATAACAAGTTACTCAACGATAAGAATCTGAACATGCGATATGAGTTAATCAAAGAGGGTGAACAATTACATTTCTCTTACTTGACTACACCAAATCCTATCAATGAGAATGTGATATCATTTACGGGTGGATTGCCAAAAGAGTTTGACCTGCATAGATTTATTGACCATGATATGCAGTTTGATAAAGCATTTGTTGAACCACTTAAAGCAGTCATTAGTTTGATTGGTTGGAACCCTGAACCTGTCGCAAGTCTAGATTCATTTTTTGCGTAATAAATACGACCCTTTCATAAATAAAGGGTATGTATGAATATAGAGCAAAAATTTTAAAAGTCATAGATGGCGATACAGTAGACGTGGATATTGACCTAGGTTTCGGTGTAGTCTTAACAGACGAAAGAGTCAGAATGATGGGCAT